GCTATTAAAGTTTTTATACTAACTTGAAAACCACTATCTTCGTTTAATTCTTTTGCCATTTTAACGTTTACCGCCATGATATTCTACAGCATGGCCTTCTTTAATTAATAATTCATTTACATTTAACATAGTCGGAGACTCTACATTATCAACGTGATCAACATGTAAATTTCCTAGTACCCTACCGTATTTCCCAACACCATGGGAGTCAAGGTGTATTTCATTAGCACCCTCTAATATTTCTTTAAGTCTAGCTTTAGCAGCTAAACCTCTTTTTTTCTCTTCAAGATCTCTTGTTCTAGATTCTGGAGTGTTAATCCCCATAAATCTAATACGCTTTTTAGTGTTGATGTCAAAACCTAAATCTATATAACAATCTATAGTGTCTCCATCAATAACTCTATCGAGTTTTATTTTGTATTGATACATAGTTAGAAGATTACGTAATTTACTCCAAATTTAAAGTCATACCACTCTCTATTCCAGTATTTATTATACTTACCTTCAACAAAAGTTCCTAACGACTTATTTAATTTGTAGCCAAGTATAACACCGCCAGAGTAATCTAACCATTGGCCACCGTTGTAAGCATGGTAAGAAAAATCTCCTTTGTCATCATAATGATATGGCATTAAGTTCGCCCACGTGTGTGCCCAAAAAGTTTTAGTATAATGGTAATAATCAAAACCTAAAACAACCGAATGTTGTATTGTTTGATCTAATTCATTACGCTTTCTTTCTGTGTAATCAGCCAAAACTCCTGGTATTACAACCTCTTCCCAAACCTCCCTGCTTGTTGCAACGAGTTCTCCATCAGGAGAAAAATACTCACTAGCAGCTACGTCGACATTATAGCCTTCTTGTAGTGCTAGGTAAGTGTAATGTATATTGCCATTGCTTAGCATCCATTCTGCCAAAGGATCATATCCGTACGGTTCGGATAATCTTTGAGCAAGCCCAGCGTTGAAGGACAATTTGTCATTAACTTTATATCTATATCTTTCCGATGTTTCAAAGTATTTAATGTCTGCAAACCCATCCTCTAAATACTCACCCTTAAGAATATATTTATTGTCAACAAATCTTATAAAATGATGCTGATCTAAATATTCATTACCTTGTTGTCTTTTATAATCTACTTCAAATAAAAATTCTAATCCACGAGCTTTCCCAACATTAGCACCATCTGACCAAGATTCTTCAGTACCATCGTAAAATGTTTGCGCTCTGTTTTCATATCCAAATCTAGCTATTTTACGTATACCTAAGGCTAAGTTATAATCATATGGCGTTTTAACTGTAGTTGTTTCTAAACCATTAGTTACAGAGAATACATCTACATCTGATATAGAAGTACCACCATTAGCGGCAGCGTAAAATGTGGCAAATTTAAAATACTTTTTTAAATTAACTTGCGAGCAACATTTTTTTGGTGCCGCGCAAGCAGTTAATATTATACATGCTATAATTATTAGTTTTTTCATATTAAAAGTCGTGTACGTTAGTGTCTTCAAATTTTTTCTTTTTTAGCGATTTAGTTTTCTTTTCTGTTTCAATACCAACACTGTAAGGATCAAAACCTAAAAACATATGAAATCTTTGCCAGGTTTCGTAATCACTATTTAAACCATGTTTAATATTGTTTGCGTTTTGATATGGAGAATAAACAGCTGCGTTAGTTAAACTTTGTGTTGTCATTAAAGCAGCTTCTAATTTTGGATTACCTAGCTCAAATTTAAAAGGAGTGTTTCTTCCGTATTTCATTCTATCACCAGCCTTATCTAAAGTGCTGTATTTAGGGCCAACTAAAGGTGAAATGTTTAACAGGTCTTCAGCAACTTCAGCGTAATCAGCTTTAAAAGGTGGTTTAGCATTTTGTTTAAAAAATTCTAAAGTTGCATTTTTAAATTGAGCAGCAATTCTACCTTGAATACCAAAGCCACTAAGGAATGAGTCTGTAACAGTACCTAAAGTAAAACCTTTGGCTCTAGCTATTTGGTCTTCAGTAACGTCTTCATCGTTAAATAACATTGCGTAAAAAGCAGACTGTAAGCCAGCAAACAACGCTACTTGAGCACCCATGTAATAGGTTATTCTACCCATTTTTTCAGCAGCTTCTACGTTATTTTTAAACCTACCTTTTGACAAGTCAAGTATGTCTTTCATACCTCTTCTATTCATCTGCATTGGTGTGTTAGCAAAGGGTAATATAACTCTACCAATTAATGTGGTTTGTTGTCTAGATAATAGATCTGGTCTAGAAGACTGCTGTGTTCTTTCAGATAAAGACTGAAAATCTAACCAAGCTTGTTTTTCAGCAGCTTTAGTTTCCATACCTTGTTTTTTATACATCTTAATTCTATTTCTATAAAACGTAGCACCACCAAATGATATTGCAAAACTATCAGCAAGTTTTGTTGGCGTATAACCTACCTTAAGAACTTTAGCTATCATGGAGTGTATAGGGTTTTTTGAATTACGAGCAGCAGATGCAAGCTCGGCTTCACTAACGTTTATTTCTAAACCACCACGCCTTTGTTTTAGCATGTCAGAGTTCATTATATATAAAAAGTCTTTAGCAAACTGCGGTACGTTACCCATAGCTCTAGCAGCTGCTATAGGATTATTTTCTTTCATATTAAGAAAGTTAATAGTAGATATAGTTTGAAGCATTGCTGATCTAGTGTTAAAATTCATAATTGTACCAACAGATCCATTTAAATAATCCATCATCAAATTGCTTCCTCTATCTAAGTTCACAGATCTAGTTCTACCAGTTTCCATACGGTTAAATATATCTTCAAGATTTTCTCTCCAGTTAGAACCTAATTTAGACTCCATTTTGTTTAAATTAAGTTCAGAAAATATTTCGTTTTTTATATCTATATATTCTTGTAAATATTGTTTTCTATTAACACCTCTATCAACGTTTGTAATTTCACCAGCCATTGTTTCTCCCCACCAATTCGCGCTTGGCTCTTTTAAACCTGTTTTTTGTCTAGTTATTTTAGCAAATGTTTCAGCGTAAGACTGTAGTGCTGGGTTATTTTTAACGTGATTAACAAGTTTTGTTTCTGTAGTTTTAGCTAGATCTGGTATTTTAAAACCTGCCTTGTTCCATAGATAAACTCTCATTGCCATATCGTTGGTAAAGCTAGTACCTTCAACTTCTTTTGAAATGATTTTTACTACGTCTTTGTTTTGCTTACGAAGAGCCATGTAATCATTTTGAGCAGATTGCCTAGCGGTGTTGTAATCTCTAATACCTCTTTCAAAAGGAGCTATAAATTCTTTTTTAAACCACTCTTTATTTTCTATACCTTTTTTACCTTTACCATATAACGGTTCAATTAACAGCTCTAAATCTGAAGCGCTGTCTGACATAAAAAATCTTCTTCGCGTAATACCTTTGCCTCTAATTTTTGCTTCTGCTTTGGTAAAATTTTTCTTAGCATCAATGCCTAAAGAGTGTTCTAGTATTTCGTTTGTAATTTTGTTTATTTCTGTTGAAGCTAAAACTTGTTGAACTTTTGATTTAATATCAAGTTGATCTAAAACGTTTTTAACCGCTTTAACGTTTGATATCGCATCATCAACAAAATACATGTCGTTATATCCTTCAGAAAACTTCTCCAACATCCAAAGAGCTTTTGCTTCCCCAGTACTATTACCTAAACCAGTAATATTTTTTAATGGTATATCAACTCCCTGACTTTTTAACCAAGCGTGTATTGCGGGTGCACTTTCCTGCATACGAGCTGTTAAAACAAATACATTTTCAGGACCATATTTTGCTATTTGATTTTTTATTTTTGGTATTAATGGTCCTTTAACACCACCCTTTACATTAACAAAATCTTTAAAGTCAAACTTATATCCTTCTTTCTCTAATTTAGGACCTTTTAAAGGAAATTTTTCAGAACTAATTTTTATAGATTTATCACCTTTAGTTGCTGTAACAAATTCTTTACCTTTCCCTCTCAGCGTTTCGTCAAAATCAAAGGTTGACATACCTCTTGATACTTTGTTTCTTTTTCTACCGTTTTCTAATGCTTTGTTAACATTTTTTATGGCTTCATTAATATCTTTTGACGCAAGCTCTTTAGTCATTTTTTTACCTAAAGCATTTTCTAATGTGTTTATTTTTTGTTGTTTAGCGCTTTTTTCGTTTTTAACTTTATTGTTTAATTGGTACTCAAGTATGCTCCATTTATTTTTCGGAACAGTTTGTATAATTTTTTTAGCAATTTTGAGATCAATACTTTCTAATTGTACTTCTAAAAGACTTCTTCCCTTGTTAGGACCGCTTACTATAAACTGGTTTTCTAATCTTGCGTATTTGTTTGCAAAAACATTAAGCAGTGGATTGTCAATACCTTTTTTTAGCATTTGTTTATACGCCTCAGTAAATGTCGTAGGTCCTTTTGCATCGTTAAATAATTGACCACGCTTAGGTATTAAATGTTGATTTGATACATCAAGAATATCACTCAAACCTTTTTTCCACGCAGAAGTTACTCCCTTGTGTTTTTTCATAAGATCCATAATTCTGTTTGTCTGATTTAACAGTTGTAAATCATGCTCCCAATGATTACTTGAATCTACTTTTTTTGTTTTAGTTACTCCTTTTGCACTTGTCGTTTCCATTGTACCTAACTCGCTTCCTTTTGCATTTATGGATTTTACACCATAACCAAAAGATTTTGAAGCGCCTTTACCATGATTTGTTTGCATAGCTCTTGATTGAAGCAAGTACTCAAGTCCAAAATTACTTTTATTTTGATATGCTATTTCAGCTTTAGCTGTTAAAAAATCTTCAAAAAACTCTCTATTAGCTTTTTCTGTGGCCTCATAATCTTTTGATTTACCACTGTAAGAACCAGCTTTTCTATATGCCTCAACTTTAGCTTTACCAATTTCATCTATACTTTTGTCCTTAAGCTCTAACTCAAGCTTGTCTTGATTTTTCTTTTCAGTTGACCAATCAGGTCTATAAACTTTATCATATTTTTTATTACCTTCAATAGCCTTTAAATTTTCAAAGCTTTGCCCGTAAAAATCTTTTAAATGTTGGCTAATTGTTTTGTTTCCTTTGTTTACATAAGCCTTTTTACCATCTATAGTAATGTACTTTCTACTTTGGCTAGAAGCTAATCCAAGCTCAATAACAATAGACTCTATACCTTTGTGGCTTTTTTGTCTGGAGCGTCTAAATTCTTTTCCTAAAACTACTGGCATTAAAGCGTCTAAACTTTCAATAGTATGACCAGAGTTTTCTAAAAACCTTTGAATAACTTGAGCGTCCATATCGTTTCTCCAAGCATCTACAGTAGTTTCAACTTTTTTACCGTTTTTGGTTATTGTTATTTTTGCTCCAGGGTTTTCAGATAGATATGTTGGGCTTGATAAATTTTCATTAAGCTTAAGTTCTTTTGCAATTTGTTTTGCTCTATTAACAGACTCTTGGAAATCTAATTCTTTTGATGTACCAGAAGCTTCAGCTTCTAATCTTTCGTTTAGCTTAACAACATCAACGTCTTTAGACCAGCCTTGTCTTTCCATAAAAATTTGCTCAAGCACAATAAACTCTTCTTTTCTACTAGGAACTTTGGCAGCAAGTTGTCTTATATCTGACAAGTCTAACATATTTTTTTGAAGCAACTTATTTAAAGCGTTTATTTCTGTTTTGGCTAAGCTTGGAGACTGACCAGCAGAAACCTGGTTAAGCATGTTAGCTATTACATGTTTGGCTGTTAAGTTAGGTGTGTTTGGTATTGCTTGTTTTACGCTTTGTAAATAAACAGCCTTACCTGTTTGTGTCATTATAGCTTTGTATATACCACTAAGTTGTGCCCTGTTAAAAGTAGTCTCACCCATACCCCAAGAATCTAAAACTTTTTGCTCAAATTGTTTTTTAAATACTTTGTCTATTGAGTTGTGATATTCTTTTAGTTCTGTTGTCCACTCATATTTAGAACCTTTAGTACCAGTCTGTGGTATTTCATTAAATAACAATTTGTTTTTAAGTAACACAGTTGTAATACCAGTTGCTTTTGTTTCAGACTTAACACCAGAAACAGTTTTCATAGATATACTTTCACCAGTTATTGGATCAACAGAAACTTGACCCCACTTAGGTATTAGCTTTATATGTGTCTCTATGTTAGGTTTTATTTTTGATTGAATAGCTTCGAAGTCAGGATTGTTTAATTGCTCAGCAGCACTTTTTTTCATTTTGCTATACACAACCTCGCTAACACCGTAATAATCTACAACAATATCTTTTTCTATTGTTTCTTTGTAATTTTTACCTATATTTTTATAGCTAGCTTTTTCTTTTGCACCAGCGTCTGTTTCAAAGTTTAAGTTTTTAGTATCACCCGCGGCTCTTTTTACAGTAATAGGATTTATATTTAGTTTTTCTGCAACTATAATGCCTCTAGCTTCAACTGGAGAACCAGTGTGAGTATCAAGCGTAGAATAACCGTTTTGCTCAACCATGTTTTCAAAAGCATTATAACCACCTTCAAAAGCATCAGAAGAAATAGTTTTTGGTTGTTTACCCATTCTTTTAGCAACGTCACCAATAGCTCTGTATATAATAGATTCACCTTTCCTTTGCCCTGTGGTTAAATATTCAAACGGAGTAAGGGCTCTTCCGTAATCTTTGTTTATTTTACCTGGATCGTAGTTTTTATTAAATCTTTTTATTATTTCAAATAAAACATTTTCCATAAACTCACCTTCTACTTTGTCTGTTATGTCTAAAGATCTTTGTCCTTGTCTGATCATGTTTTTTAAACCAGAGCTTTCCATTATATTTTTTTGTGTTCTACTGTTTTCAGTACTTGCTTGAAACTCTGCTTGAGTTTTATGAGTGCCAGTGTAGTCTTTATCAATTTGTTTTTCCCAACCAGTTTCTTCAACTTCTTTTATTTCAATCCTGTTTTCTAGTTTTTTCTGATTAGAATTTAACTCGGCAAAAAGCTCATAATTTTTATCTATTTGTTTTTGAAATTTACTTGTTTTTCCTTGAGCTATTCTTAAGTCTTTTATTTCTTGTTGTACTTCGGTTTTTTTACTTTTTATTTTATCAATAGTTTTGTTTATATCTGCCTTAGAAGCAAGTTCAAGTTGTTTTTGTCCAGCTTCACCAGTAGGATCATACTCTATTATTTCATTTAATCTTTCTAGCTTTTTAAAATCACCAGTTCTACCATAGCTACCTAAAATATCTATCACATCTTGCTTAGTAGTTAAATCAGCGTTTTTATTATAAGTGCTTTTAGTAAAATTATTCCAAAACTTTTTCATTTTAATAAAAGCTTCACTATTAACCATACTAGTGTAATATTCGGCTTTACTTAAGTATTCTGCAGAATAAGCCATCATTTCTTCTAGCTTAAGTTCTTTTTGTATATCTTTAGTTTTTAGTATATCTTCATACAAATTACTACCTGGAGTTTTAATACTTTTCATAGCAGCTTTAAACGAACTTTCAAACCTTTGTTGCAGTTTAATATTTCCATCAAACATCATGTCTAAGTAAGCATGCACACCTTCGTGGTTTATAACATCTTTGCCTTTTGATTTTTTAGTATTAATCTGTATTGTGCCAACTTTACCACCACCCATTCTAGTGTACAAAGCGCTAACCTCTTGTTTGACCATTTCGCCGTTGTCTAGCATAATCTCTTGATATATAGGTTTATCTGTAATAACTACTTTTAACTCTTTACCTTTTGATTCAAACATCTTTTTTAAAGGCTCGTATTGCTTGTTATAGTTTTCTTTAGCCCTAGCAGGATCTACCCATTCAGCAGTGTTATTAATAAGGTTTAAACGCTCCATCGACAAGTTAAAGTCTTCCCAATATTTTTCAAGTTTTTGTACTTCTTTGCTGTTAGGGTTTTGTTCTATCCATTTTTCATACCTTGAATTTGGATCTTTTATATTTATTTTTTTACCTTTTAACCCTTTGTTAATTCTTCCTTTAGTTGTTTTATCACTATAAAATTGAGTTGCATCTGCTTTCTTTTGAATTACATCCATTTGCTGACCAATAAGTTCAGTAGCTCTTCGGTTAAATCTACCAACACCAGCTGTTGTTTTGTAATCAAGATGATTAAAGTGCATCATTCCTAATGCTTTACCAGTAAACATATTCAATCCTATACGTCTTAAATTAGCGTCGTAATCACCCCAATGCTTATCCTTCCAAGTGCTAACCTCTTGTTTACCTTCTAAGTCTTTTACAACAGCGCCTAACGCATCGCCACCTTCAACAGCTAAAGCAAAAGCAGGTGCATTAATAAATGTTGATTGCATAAACGTATTCATTTGATTACGCTTAAAACTATAACCAAACTTTTTGCCTCTTCCAAATCTACCAAAACCAAATGGTATAAACTTAGGCGCTACAAAAAAACCAAAACCAACACCTCTTTCAAACTGCATGTTTGGATTTACAGCACCTAAAAATTCTCGCATTTTAATATCTTCCCATATACCACCTAAAACTGTCCCATACCCTTTTTGCAGACTAGTTGCTTGTTTTACAGTGTGGCCAGTTGCTAAAGCCCAATCGTCTAAACTTTGTCCTTTCTTTGCAGATAATTTAAGAGCTCTACTTTGCGTTATAACTTTACCATTTTTTATATATCTTGGCGCCGCAAAACTTGCTAAAAGCTTGTTTATACCCATAACTTTTTGCACTTTATTTACTGGCGATAATGCTATAAGCATGGCCCCAAGACCACCTGCTGTTTCAAAAGCTTCATCAGTTAAAGTTCTTTCAAAATAAGCTTCTTGCTGTAATGAAACATCCATACCGGATTCTGGCACAATCTGGCTAGCAATAATGTCAAGATTTCTTTGGTTAGTAATAGGTATAGGAAAAGCAAAGTCTGATGATGATTGTTCTACCGTTATATTTTCACCAAACATTGAGTACATAAAAGAACCACCCATTTGACCTAATCTATTTTTGCTTATAGTCTCCATGTCTCTGTTCATATACCACGTGTCCCATAATGCACTTTTTTTAGAAATTATCTCTACATTTTGTTTTCTTTTTTGTATTAAAAAGTCAACAAACTCTTCTTCATTTGTATATGGTTTTCCTTCAAAATTTTGAGGTACTATTTCTCCCTCTGCGAAAGCGCTTGTACGTGCCATAAAATCATTTGCGCCCGGAAGCCAAGACAATGGTATTAAATCACCTAATTTAACATTTTTATATATCCATTTTGATTTAATTTTTCCTTGTCCAGAAACCCATGTTGGCTTATAACCTAATCTACGTAATTGGCCACTTACGGCTTGATTACCAATATAATAATCGCCAACCTCTTCTTTTTCTATGTTATAACCTGCTTCTTCTAAAAGTACTCTTTGGTTGTATTTTTTTAAATCATCTTGAGACGTGTTTTTAAAACTTGCTAAATAAGTTTGATAAGAATCTGTATAGTCAATTAAAGTAGTTCCATCACTTGTTGGTGGTGGTCTATCTGTATCAACTTGAATATTTCTTCCACTTACAGGATCGTGTAGCCACTTAAAGTTTTTAAATTCTTTTTTTCGTATACGCTTACCGCTAAGAACTTTTTTTCCAGTTGGTAACCCAGTGAAACTGTCAAACTCGTCTACCATCTCGTCTTCGTTAAACAGCTTGTCCGCTAAAGAACCTCTAATATTTGGATCTAAATCAAGCTTATGAAATTCTTCTCCGTTTCTATATTTTTTTAATTTTTGAGCATAAAGAGCTTGAAGTTTGTCTGGGTGAGAATTTATAGTTGCATTATCTAGATTGTCTATACCTTCAGCTAGAGCCTCTGCGTCAGTATCATCTTTTTCTTTTTTTGAAAGAATATCGTTTATTTTAATATACTCGTTTTTAGTACTCTCTTCTTTCTTTTTCAACCTAACTTGCTGGTCAACTATTTTTGTAAAAATTACATCTAAATCAGCATCTGTTAAATTTTCGTACCCGTCCCTGGTCACGCCAAGTTCACCAACTATATCTTTAAAATGTTTTTGTAAATCGCTATAATCATTATCATTTTCTGAATAAGCGACAATGTTTCCACGTGTAATTTCATCAGCTATACCTTTATCAAAATATTCACCGTTTAACCACGCCTCTAAAATTTCCTTGTCTTTTTTATAACCTGGTTGATCTATACGTTTTGCTTCAGCACTACCATATATAGGTTTTGCTTGAGAATCGTAGTCTTCACCATCATACCCAAACATTACCTCCTCTGATTCAGTTAATAAACGAGGTTTTACAGGTGTAATAAGTTTTTCTCTTTCTTCTTTTTCTCTTTGTTTTTTCTCTAACTCTTCTTGCTCTTTTTCTTGTTGTAAAAAATAAAAATCACTAGAGTTTAAAGGAGCGTTTTCGTCTATTGTTATTTCTGGTACTACAATATTTCCTTGTGTAAAAGTATTATCTTGTATTGAAACACTATTATTTACGGTGCTAGCGGTTGGGTTTTTAGCCAACCACGCCTCTAATTCTTCTTGCGTGTCAAAAGCATATGCTTTACCATCTAAATAATAAGTTTCAGTCATTTATTTTACGTTGTAATATTTAAAATAATCTTCATAAATAGTTTCACCAGGTCTTATACCATATTGAGCTAATATTGTAGGCATGATATTTCTAACTTGCTTCTTGTTTGTAATATCAAAAGTAGGTGACAAACGTTTTTCAATTTCAGCTCCATTAGCGTCTGTGGCACCAAACATGTTTTCTCTAAAATAATATACATTGTCTGTTCCCTCTTTTTTAACTATTTGAAGTTTTAATCCAGCACCTATAGTTGTGCTAATTTTGTTTTGTAGTTTTATTAGTTCGGCTTCGCCTAGGTCTTGCCCAGCCTCCATACCGCTAATCATTTCTTCAATGTCTTTTATCACCTCGTAATCTCTCTTGTCTTCTTTTGTAAGTTTGTTTATATTAAGGGCTGGGTTTTTAGCGCCGGGTTTATAGCCAGTTAAAGGAAGATTTGTATAATTATATTCTTCTATGTTTTCAGGTTTTAAAGGTTCCATAGAATTAGTAACCATTTGTAAATAATCGTTCTTATCATTTTCTAAGTCTGGATCACTAAGCATTATTTCTCTAACAAGCAAGCCTTTTACTTTATCACTAACAGCCTCTACAGCTATTGGAGGATCTTGATTAAGGGCGTAATCTTCAACTAACGCGTTAAGCGCTTCTTCTTCAGCACCATCTAAAAAGTTGTTTAAATATTCTTGCGAAAAACTTGTTCTTACGCCATTAATAGTGTGTTTTCTATCAAGAGCAAAAGATACAAAAGAATTTGGATCATTTTCCCACTCATTTCTCATTTCGTCCATATACGTGGTGCTTATTGTCTTCCATTTTTTTGTTCCTTCACCATCTGCCGACCATTTTAAATCCGTTCTTTTTAAATAATTAGTTGTTAAATCGTATGCTTCTTTACTATCGCTAACTCTTACCATACCAGTCAACTGTTTAAGTAAAACAGCTGGATCTACATAATTACCATCTAGACCAACAACTACCACACCGTCTTTATTTGCGTTAGGTATCATCCAAGTAGGAACTTCTTGTTCATCTCCAGTTTCTTTATCTTTTACTGTTACGGTACCATCTAATCGACCAGTTAAAAAAGCGTCTATATAATTTGCGGCTAAAGGATCTACACCATTTGAAAATTTTTCTTTTTGCATTTTAAACATAAACTCCTTTATTTTAGGGAGACTTTCTTTAGCGTGCAATTGTAGTAATTTTAAATCTTTTATACCTTTGTTTATGTCTGGAAGAGAAGAGTTTGCAAGGGCTTGCTGTTTTTCTATAAACATTTCTTTAAGAGGTTCCATGTCAGTATCAATTGTCATGCCATCAATTATTTCCAACCCTTTAGTAATTTTTGCATCTCTTGTAGCCATGCCTTTACCAATAGACGTTACCGCTTGCAACATGCCAATAATATTTCCTTGCCCTTCTCCTTTGGCGGGGGTGTATGCTTGACCTGCTGACTTTACTATTATTTGATTTGCTGCCATATTTATATTTGTTTAAATTCTACGTCTAACACATCATAATTTACACGATCATAGCCGTTTATATTACTAACTGCCTCTTGTGGTATTTCGTCAGACATTACACCTTGGAATAATCCTTTTCCATGTAAAGGATCTTTATATTCGAAACTATATATATTTAGACCACTTGGTGATTTACCAATTAAGTTTATATTTTTCTTAAGTCTTCTGTCAGAGTTTATATCAATTCCAAGACCTTTTAATGTACCACCAGCACCAAAGTAAGAGCCAGCCATAGAACCTACTGAGCTCATATATTGACCAGTTGCTGCTTGAGCACTAGCTAACCCTTGTCTAGCACCTGCTACTTTTTGACCTTCTACACCTAACAACGTTGCTAATTGATCTAACTCAAATTGTCTAGCGCCTTCAGCGTTTGCAAGTTCTATATTAGTCATTGCTTGATTTATTCTACTTTGTTCTTGTAATTTTAATTCTCTATTTCTAACCATCATTTGACCAATACCCGCTGCCATTCGCTCAGAAGACGCTTCAGCTTGACTGCTTAAAGCAGTTGCTAAACCAGCCGCTCCAGAACTACCAGAAACACCTTTTAACCCTTGCAGTATATTTGCTTGTTGTTGCGCAAAAGCTTTACGCTGCATTTCAAAAGCAGCAGTATCTACCTCCATGTCTTCAAATACGTTTTCTTGGTTTGCTATTTCAGGATCAATAGGTTTAAACTCCAGCTCTTCATATTTCTTTAATCTTTTTTCATATTCTGCTTGAGTTGCTCTCATCTCTTTTCTTGCTCTTCTCTCTTGTTTTTTCTGACTCATATATCCAAGAGCAGCAATAGCAACTTGCCACCATCTAGCAGGACTTTTTTTCTTTAATTTGTTATTCATATCTATTATAGTTACATTTTTTGCGTATTATTTACTACTTTCTATCACTTCAGAGCTTAATGCGAATAACTCTGCCTTACTAGTTGAATCATTTGTTAATTTTATTTCAGCATAATAACCAAGTAAACTGCTATTATTTGCTTTTTTGTTTTTAGAAAACATTATAAAGTCATCTATCTTTAAATCACTATCACCATTATCTACCTTGATATAATCATTACCAATTTCAGTTACTTTTCCAAGTGATTTATAATCATTGCTATAACCATTTGTCCCTAACGTAGTATAATAAACGTCGTCTCCAATTTGTAAAGAATTATTTTGTAAATTATTTTTTAATGTTATTTTTTGATTCATAATATTTTATGCTGTGGCAGCGCCATGTGTTATAAATTTAGTTAGATCTAGGGCTAGTTTAGCATTACTAGCTGGATATTTATTTATAGTAACGGTGCCTTCTATTTTTATTTCTTGATGAGAACCATTTATATAAACTGTAGTTCCAATAGGCACTATAGAAGAAACAACATCGTCTGCAGATCCTGCAAAAGTAACATTAACACTACCAGCTGATGAGCTAGCACTAACACTTGTAATTAAATTGTTATTTGCATTTTCATTAATATTATAACCAGATATTCTAACCAAACTAGCGCCTGCAATACCATACGTGCCATTTAAATTAAGAGTTACAGCCCCGTCAGAAGCAGGGAACGTTGTGTTTGATCTAACTGTTTTAGTCAGTTGAGTTCCTTTTGCAACAATACCACTAAAGCTTATGTTTAACCCAAATACTTTGCTTATTAATGTTGGTCCGTAAGCTCTAAAATAAAGCGACACGCCATCATTAACCGATTGTGCAACAGACAAAGTAACCGTATTACCGTCTATGGAGGTTATAATAGGTGATCCAGAAATAGATCCACTAGAAAGAGCAACTAGACTCATACCAACAACTAAATTAGTTACACTATCTAAAACTACGGTTGTAGAACTAGAAATAGTTCCGTCACAAACTTGAACTTGCTGTGTAAACCAATATGTATCTGGTATTGTAAATTGATTAGATGCTGGTCTATCAGGAAGCATAAACCCAAAGCCATTAGTATCACTAGAAGTGTTTGTTAACGTCCAAGAAATAGGAACTCTTGTAGAGCCACTTTGAACAGTAGAGCCTATACTTGAAACTGTTGTGTCTGGAGGGTTTGCTGTGTACTTGTCTGTTAAATCAGAATTTATTTCAGTTCCTTCGTCAAGCTCTAAATAAACTGTTGTTTGGCCTACTTGAGTTATTTTTTTGTTTACAACACTACCACCATTTTTAAACACTGTGTTTTTTGAAGGTATTACAATTATGCTATACACCTCACCTGTAGCATCTGCTGGAAAACTTATGGGCAATACAAAAGTATTAGAATTCATAACTACAGTTAAACTATTATCCGCAATAAATGCGTTTGTAAAAGCCCTTGTTTTAAAGTTATAGTAACTTTCTTTGCTAGTCCCATTTATTTTAATAACATTAACAATAAACGCGGCTCCAATTTCACCAACTACTTTTAACGATCTTGACTGCGCAGAAGCCGACATGCTACTTTGATCTATTTGTACTAAATTAATTAATTTGTTCATTATATAGTCTGTTTACTTTTTACAACACCTAGGCCTTGAAAGCTTAAATCAGAAGTTTTTATATCTGTAGTTAATCCTTTAATGTAATTAAACCACTTACCTTCTTTTTCAATAAACTCATTCAAACTTCCTTCTTGTTTATCTGTTTTTATGTATTCTACACTCCATCCAGTTTTATCATATTGATTATAGGTTTCTAACGTGTTGTAGTAATTACCCTTATGTAAAACAGAAGGATTACCAGCTTTTACCTTGGATTGAGTACCCTCGTAGTTTAAAGTATTGAAAGATTTTACTACAGAAGGGCTTTCGTTTAACACAGCCTTAATAGTAGACGGCTCGTGTATTCCGTAAAAAGTGTTTCTATTAGTATCATTACCCTCTAAATCTAAAATTTCCTTGTTATGCTCAAACAAACCTCCGTTTTTCATTGTAAAGTACTCGCTAGATATACTAACACCTTGTTCTGGTATAAATGATTTTTTACTAACCCAACCTCTAACGTTTTCATCAAAACTTAACGTAGAAGGAAAATCACTTACAGGGATAAACTCTTGTCTTAGCATTATGTTATCTATAGTACCAGTTGTACCCAATGGATCATCGCTATCAACAAAGAAAACAAAAGTGTCCTTAAGATGGTCAGCGATATGATCTTCATTTATTGTGTGTAATTCATCATAAGTCCCATCTCCAGTTAAACCTTCAACTTTAAATCCTTTGTTGTCTTTACTGCTGAAACAATAAAAACCAATACCACCAGTTCCGCTGTTTGATGTAAAATCGTATTCAAATCTTACTCTATACGTATCGTTTTGATATAAATCCTTATTTATAACTTGTTCTATTTGAACTTGATCACCACCAGCACCTATTCTTGGGGCAGAATTAAATTGAATTTGCCCATTACTAACATCAAAATCTATGTAAGTATAAAGATTTTGATCAAAACCACTAATGTTAAAAGAACCAATAGTTGCGCCTGTATAATAATTTGTTAAATCTTTAAGACTAATATTATCTATAGCGCCAACAAATCCATCGCTTCTATTTTTAATTACTATTTTATCTATAATATAGTTATTAGCTACAGTTGTGTCACCAGTAGAAACTCCGTCACGTTTAATATCGTAACCTCCCATACTATCACTAAAATTAAACTCAACAGAATAAGTTCCATTTTGATTTATCGTACCATCGTCACCAATACAAAGTCCACCGTGGGGATTACTTAAAGGAATGGCTGTAGCCCCATTACCAATACAAACCTGTAAATCTCCGCTTTCATAACTTTTAATTGTAAACTTAAATTCATAACCATCAGGTGTTGGTGTAAGTGAAGTATCTATTGGATTGTTCTTTTGAAATAACCATTGATCAACAATTCTAGTAGTATCAGTATCACTAACTTCAAAATGAATCCCATCAACACCACCATATATTTTTGGTCTATCAAAACTATGTTGTGAAGGTGGGTTGTTTGGCGGACCATTAAAAGTCCAATCATTTATTTCACCACCCGAATACGTATCGTTTATATTTATCAATCTAATTGCGTCAATATGCACTTTAACATCAGATGGTATTGCAATATCAATTCTACCATTACTAGCTTGATCAGAATCTATTTGAAAAATAGCTCTTAAAACATCTCTATTTGCAAAATTACTATTACTGCCAGAGTAAACATAATAAATATCTGTATTAACAATATTAAAAGGTGTTCCATCTGCAGAACCACCTGATTTAATAATCATACCGGTACCACTGCCAAGATCTGGAGCGTCGGCTAAAGGATATATTATATCTATAAAATACCAATCATCTGTAGTTAAAGACAAACCGTCTTGTCTTAATCTTATACCGTCAACTACATTTTCAAAAACAAACATATCATTTACAGGGGCAATTGTTGCCTTACCCCAAGATTGATTTGTACCTCCATAAGTATTAGTACCACCACCAAATGTAGAAGTGTTTGGATACATGCCAGTACCCCCACTACCATCATCATAAAAAACTGTGTTATTACTTGTTGTTCCAGTTGTTGGAAACTGATATGTTGCGGTAGAACCGCTGCTTGATTGAGTTAAAGTATGTGTTGTTAAATTCATACCAAAAACATAACCATAAGTAAACTTTGCTCTATCACCGCCTACGTCATCAATATATGTATGTGAAAATAACGGTGAACTATTAGCCAAGTTCATTACGGTCCAATCTGAAACACTATATTCTACTGTTGCAAAAGCAGGTATTGCTACTGCCGGTTCCGCGTTTCCATCTGGAGTTGATGTTGAAGTTTCTGTATAACATTCTTCTAATCTAAACACTTTTTCTATATTAACACTACCTAAGTTACCATATGTGAAACCATAAATTCTATCTCCATTACCATCATCACCGTTCATTACTTTAAACCCAACTTGCAAATCGTCAACGCAAACACCCTCAAGTTCATCTCCATTTGTAAACTTAAAGTAAGCTACGTGATACTCATTATTAGTGCTACCTATTTCTGCAAAACTTACAAACCGATTAGTTTGATAGCCAAGTTCATAAGTACTAGTGGTTGGTGTTTGTGAATAATTAGCATAGTCAGAAGATGTAACTCCAGCTGGAAGATTTGTGGCGTCTAATATTTTATTTGATTGTAAAATAGCACCACCAGAACCTGGAATACCATCATAAAGCGTTATTTGAACAAATCTAGGTGTATCTCCATTTGGCCCACTATAAGTAGTAGTACCGCTTTCATTTAAGTCTGGATCGTGTTTAAAGTAAAAAGAAATTTTAACTTCTTCCCCATTAAATATAGTATTGTTTCTGGCATTAGGATATTCTGTAGATATTTGCCCAAGTAACAAATTATCATTAGCAGTTCCATCAGCATCTCTATTCCCAGGCAATGCTAACGTTGGTTGGTTAGTAGAGCCACCTTCAAACATTCCATCCCAAATAAATCCTCTATATCCAGCCGTGACACCAGTTCCCGCGTAAAACCAAGGTTGATCAGCAGAGGGAGCATTCATTTGCCAACCGTACGAGGAGTTTTGGTAAGTAGTAGAAACACCAGATGGTTCAATAGTAAAACTACCATCTTCGTAATCATCAGCCTCATATTGCCAAAAAATATTTCCACTAGGACCGTGATCAGTAAATCCACTTCCAGTAACACCACTCCAAAAATCATCTCGCTGCGAGCGTTGTGTTGTTGGCGTCAGCAAACCGTTGTGATAAACTGGGTACATGTGAGAATCCATGTTGTCATCAAAACCACCACTAAGACTTGTCGCTGCTACGCAATTGTCTTGACCGTAATTGTTAGAATTAAAAGGATTATCTGAACTATTAATAGAATGACTATAAAATATAGAAGAAGAAGTTGTAGCAAAAGTAGTAAAAGTAGCCGGAGTATAAGTAATTGTAAAAGTTTCTGGAATTAAACTACCAACTGGTATTTCATTCCAATTTTGAATTGTAACATCTACGTTTATACTTATATTTTCATAAATATTACTTGCAAAAAACGGTCCAGACGTTGTGTCAGGCACATTTAACTGCGTATAATTGTTTATTTCAGAGTCAGTTACCAACTCTCCAACTGCTGTTATTAGTTGAGACTGACTACCAGTGTCAAGCGAATCATTAGCTATAAGATTTTTTCCAGGTGTATTTTCTTTTAATGTTAAATTATAATTTTTATTATGAACATCATAACTACCAATAATTTCTCCTGATATTTTTAAAGTGTCTCTAAAATAATCATCCATACCGTGATCCGATATAGGTGTTATACCATCCATAGATAATCTAAGTACTGCACCTCTTTGTTTGTCTGCAAAATAAGCTCTATAAGATTCTTTTGCAAATGATTCTGGATTTTTAGATATACCAAAATCACCTACAAAAGGATTTGCATCACCAAGAACCGCGTCTGTTGATACTAGTTGAACATTACCATCAGCATTATACAATGCGTTTTTATTAGAAGTTATACTTACTACTCTATCCTCACAAAAAGCAATTAAACTTATTCTTCTTTGAAATAATTTTTGTATACTACCGTATGTAGGGTTTAAATCTTTGGTAATTTTTTCAGCCATTATAAACTGATTTAAATCATTTATACCAGAGGTTGAATTATAAATCCCAGAAAATATTAAACCATTTTTTCTATTTTCTTCTTTGTATTCTTGATCTAAAATTAAAGAAGCCTTAACACCTTTTGATATATTTGGTGAATTAAAATCATCTTTTATTCTATTTGATTCTATACCATTACCAAAAGAGTAGCAATTAAAATAACTTAAACCATGCTCCATAGAAGCGTCTAGTGTAGGGTCTAAAGTAAATGTATTTATATAATCACCGTTTGCATCACCTTCCTCAACAATTCTAGTTGTAGTATAACTACCATCTTCTCTAAAAAATCTTATTTGGGTAGATATTGACGCATTTGGATCAGAGTTGTCAGCATAAATTATTTCTGTACTTTGATCTGTTTCAAACTTGTTAAAACCATCTCCACTTAATGTAATTTCTCTACCATCCCAAGACTCTAAATAAATAGGTTCGGTAATATCATGTTTTCCATTTCTAGCTTCTTCTTTTAGTATTTCCACTCTACAACCTATTGGTGCAAAAAGTTCATTTGTTTCATCGGTTAATTTAAGCGGTATTGCTTGGCCAGCCTCATAATAAAGATCTAAATTTTCACCCGGCTTAGCTTCTGTTTCCCATATTGCTGGACTTTGACTAATATCTTCTAATAAAACACCAGCATCAGTTGTTATAAATTTTATATCTAATTGAGAATTAGAATCAAAATCTGTAGTATTATCAACAACACCAGTAACATCTAATGGATTTCTATCTACCTCAAATATATAAACAACTCTTCTATTATTTGCTCTTCCAAAGGATGTGATTTTATCTTGAAGCGCCTCAAAGTTAGCTTGAATACTTGTGTCATCTAAAAAATCTTCAGCGGCTTCGTCAACACTATTTCCACATAACACTAAACCACCATTATTAACTGTTGGGCTGGTTGCCGAACCGTCCCATTTATACTGCGCTATCCAAGACGTGTGATTATATATTCTTTTTTCTTTTACATCACTAATTATTTTAAATGGTTCGTTTTCTGCAGATGAAAAGACAAAGTATTGATCTTTTCGAAGGTTATTTATAAAGTTCTGAATTTTATTGTCTGGGTCTTTAGATGGTGGCCACGCTGGATTCCATTGATTGTCGTGTTTTTCTCTATGTACTGGATTGTTATTATAACCATAACCAACATTAGGCCCTGGGGCGCCAGGTAAACCAGCTCCTAATTCGTTGTAATTACCCTCCATTTCAAGTATTTTATTTGTAGTGCTATTAGTAAAAATACCACCACCCCATATTGCTTGCATGTGATTACCAGGACTATTAACTCCTTTTAAGTTTTCATCCCCAGCCAACCATGGGTTTAATTCCCAATCATTATCATGCAAGTCTTCACCTGGTGCTAAAAAAGACAAGTGTATAAAATACCTACCAACCTGATCAACATCTCCTTTAGCAAGTGGAAACATTTGTTGAGTACCATCATCAAGAAAACCATAAGTGTCGTCACCAAGCCCTTGCAATGGTTTACCTGCTATACGAGATAATCCTTTCCATCTTCTAAAACCTATATTTATATTAGGGCTGCTCGTGTCTCCAACATGCTCAGTTTTTGTTGTTAAAAAACCCTCTAAACCATTCATTGCTTTTGTTGGATCTTTAGAGATTGAGCCACCTGAGAATGAAAAAGGTCTAGGACTATAAGAACTTGTTAAAGGTAATTGCAGAAAACTCCCGCCAGAAGCAGAGAGTGTTGACCAGCCATAACTTCCATCATCAAAATGTGCCCATGTTGGAAACCTTTTTGCGCTTCCCTCTTTCCAGCCAATCCAAGTTTTTCCGGATTCTCTCACGAGCGTACTTGTAACGTTATCATTAAAAAGTTGGCCAGCAACCATGTATATATTATCAATAAAAAACCCTCTATTATCGTTATTACTAACATCACCTAATTGAGCTGCTAAAAGCTCCCATTCACCTTCTTCTTGTGTTGAACCACTACCACCAGTTACTTCAGAACTATCTTGTGTTGGTGGAGCTGATATTGGAGTAACATTTATAACACCATCAATATCTTGAGGAACACCAATACTACTACTTCCTGCCCCAGAAGATATAGCTGGATCATAAAGCCAGTTTAATTTACTTTGATTACTAATTATATTATTACCATTAATATCGAAAGGTAATATTTTTTCTGGTGGATTATAAACAATTTGAACAAAAAACTTTCCTGAAAATTCTTCTAAATCTTTTTCGTCTTTTCTTTCAATTGAAATTTGTAAATCATTATCTAACTTTCCAGCTGCAGCGCTACCTTGTGCTAATGTTGCATCTGCTTCTGTAATTTTCCTGTTTAATTTAAGCTTATAAACCGTGCCGACATATTCTAAAGATATTATTCTATATTTTTCAGAATTAAGTTTTGTCTCTTTATTTTTCCAAGAAATAAACATATTCATTACATTGTATTGCCCTACTTCTTTCACGCCAAAACCACCACCACCTATAGTGCCTAACCATTCAGCTATAACAATTTCAACTCTATCAGTTTCTTTACTAATAACATCATCAACATTTGTCATGAAACTATCAGTCAAATAATTACTACTAGTTTGAACTGCTTTTCCTAAAGTACGATATTCAAACTTTACAGCGTCAGGCGCTTCGTTTTGTATATCTAATATTTTAAACTTATTTTCAATTCTTACTTGCTCGTGATTACCGCTTATTTCTTTTTTTAATATTAAATAGTCATCTACTGTAACTTTGTTTCTATCTGTTGATGGAAAAGAAAGCCAAACGCGATCCTCATCTTGGTCATATACATTTAAAGTTGATTCTGCATATGCCTTGTGCATTATTAAATTATAATATTCACCAGAAGTTTCTTTTACGTATAGTTTGTAGTAATCAGCCCAAGTAGGTATAAGCGTGTCTAAATTAGCTTTTAAAATCAAACTTTTACTAGCCAAATGCTGAAAGTCATTGTTATACCAAGGTATATTAACACCCCCGTCTTCAGATGTAAAAACAGGTGTTTCTCTACCATATTTATCACCCCAAACAAAACCAACTTGATAATTTCTTTGCGTTTTTAAAGAAGGTTTACCTCCAGTAGTAAAAGTTTGACCATCTTCTCTTAAACCAAAGTCAGCATTAATTTTGTTATTTACTTTGTTTTGACCTTTCAACAAATCATAACCTTGCGTATAATTTCCATAAACAAGTCTATTACCTGTTATTTCTTGTGCTAAAGCTTTTCTTGGAACATTATCCCAAGGTCTTAATAATTGATTAGAAGGTATTGCAGAAGATATAGATTCAGATTTCAACACAAAATTATTAGCATCCCATTCCGCGTCATCATGATTAATTGTTTTTATAGAAAAAACTACAGGAGACCCATCTTCTTTGTAAAGTATTTCAACTTGTTCAACATCTTTTGGAATACTAGAAGAAACAAAGTTAGATATTTCTATAGATTCAATATTATTTAGCATTGCTAAATTGTAAGATTCTTTTATTGAGTACGCGTTTTCATCACTAATATCTTCACCTATATATTTAGGGTTAAATATTACTTGGGTAAAAGGACCAAAAGAAGAATATTCTCCATCCTTATATCTGTATCTAAAAGAAAATCTTGGGAAAACTTTTTCGAATAGTTTTGATGTATTCTGATCGGTAGGTTCGTTTATACTTATTGAAGGTGGGTATTTAGGACTTTTTTTAATAACAGTAATGTGTTCTTCTAGCATATCACCCTTATCAACACCATCTATTATTAATCTTGTACTAATAGCGCTATCTAGACTTGTAATACCGGTTGGGTTTGCCTCTTCTGTACCCTGTATACAATTATCTATGTTTATTTTTTTAGGCTCAGAATTATTATCAGTCCAAAACAATAAATTATCAATTATATTTATACCTGTAATAATATTTTGAGTAAACTTTAAAACACTATTGTTTGTGTCTACTAAAACAAACTTTTTTTCTTCAGTGTTTAAATCATATTGTAATATTGCAGAAATAGGATCAGGCTCTTGAGTTACGAACCAATATAATTTATTGTTTTTATTATCAGCAATTGTCGCTACGCATTTATAGCCAGAATCTGCTGGTATAACATCTTCTACTCTATAATTACCTAATATATTCTGAACAACACCAACACTGGCATCATCCGAAGATGATACCTTAATATTCATCGCGTCTATGTACTGTCCATTAGGAACAATTCTTTCATCAAGGTCTTGATTCATCTTACCTTGAGTGAAAGTGTTTTTAATTTCTGGCATATATTAGTGTTTTATCCACTTAGATTTACCTCTAAGCGTTTGTGTTATTTCTTCTAACTTAATATTTGACAATCTTAATTTAGCTTGTCTAGTTGCGGCAAACTTTTCCTGTTTGTATCTTCTTACAATATATTCTGGTGTATTTGCTCTTGTAGATAATATAGCGTACATTATGTGTTTGTAAATCGCATCTTGAGCAAGTTTGTGAACTTGCATCTCGCTATCAGTGCCCAAGCTGTCGCTTATATATTTTAAGATTACAGTTTTTCCAGAAATATTAGAGCTAAAATTTATTAAACCTTTTAAACTGTCTATATAGAAAGAACCGTTTGCTTGGCTATGTTGTGGATCAAGACCATATCTTTCGCCAATAATTAAATCGTAATCATCAGTGTCGTACTCACGATTATTAGTTTCAGAAGTATTTGAAGATTTATAATTAGTCCAAGTTGTAGAATCACCATCTCTTTGAACATTTGAAAACTCACCTTCAAAAGTTAAATTAATATCATCTAAAGTCAAAGTAACACTAGTATTGTCAACCATATTAACTAGGTTGCCAGGCACAAACATTGTTACTAAAACAAAAACTTCGTTATAACTACTTACATCTACACCTTGTAAGTTTTTTGTTGCACTATCTACAGCGCTACTACCAGTCCATTGCATATAAGCTTTTCCAGCTGAATTACCAGTATATGGTATAAAATTAGGGCCTTTGTTTGCTCTACCAAAAACTTGTCCATTAAGACTAGGATTAAAATCTGAAGTATGTGGGTTTGTTATGCTATCACCTTTTGTTCTACTAATACCAAGTCTAATAATTGCTCCTGAAGCACCTGTTATATCTGCTGGAGCAACACCCAGACCTGACAAGCTTATTTCATCTATACCAGAAACATTAATAGCTTGCCAACAACTATAATGTCTACCATACGTGTGAGTTATGTTATTACTATCGGTATAACCTTCTTTGTGTATTGTGGCTGTTAACTTACCACCCACAGAGTTAAACACGTCTGTTGTGGTTACGCCATTTGGTTGAACTGTTGAGCCGTTTATTGCAAGATCATTTTTTCTTGCCGGCGAAGCGGACCAGTCATTAGTTGCATCAAATGATGATGAAAAATCTCCATTATTAAAACCTACAAATGCACCACTATTACCACCAAAATCATAATTACCGTCACTATCTTGTTTTATTTTAAAAGGATTTGAAGTTTTACTTGCAGGGTACAACCTATGCTGTATACCACTCGCGTCTGACCAAGAAATATCTGTATAATTTACGTAATCATGAGGTAAAATCATAGTTAATGAAGGTGGTAAAACTATTTCTTGAGATTTTATAGACTTAAAAGTATCAAATGATAATTCTTGTAAAGCTCTTTGTGCATGAAAAGCAACGTCAACTTTATTTGCTTTGCTAATAACTTTTTCCTCTCCAACATAAACAACCATAAATTGATTTATAATATCATCTAAAGAAGTAAACTGATAGTCTCCATAATTATTTCCTTGATAATAATCTTTTTGATTTCTATTTGAATTTACTGTCATTTTTTATTGTTTTTGTTGTTGAGACTGTCTTGAAGTTTCAGTAGTAGAAACTTGATATAAGGCTTGATCTTTTAAAGTTATTCCAGCTAAGGATAAAATTCTTGTAACTAACTCTGTTTGTTCAGACTCATGTAATTCAAAATTCTGATGGTCATCTACATTTGGATTATATAATGCTTTTTCATTTATAACAACATATGTCCAATTAGGATTTTTTGGTTTTCTAATATAATTACAAGTTATATCTGCATTTTTAGTTGTATCACCTATTACAGTTATACCATTTGCAGATCTAAGATATACTAATCTAGTATCTGTTGGTTTAACAAGAGGTACAGATTTCATTTCTAACCATGTTTTTCTATCAACATACTCTGCAGTATAACGTCTACCCTTAATAGAATTTAACCATTGTACTTGTTGTAGTTTGTACAAATCGATTGGTAAAATATTAGACACGCTAGTCCCCGCCACTTCAAATAAACTTATTTTTTCTTTTAACAAGTTTACCATATCGGAATAAGAAGTGTCATTTCCGGGTATTCTTAAAAATTGATTTAAATCATAAAAGTATTGTTCAAAAATACTCATTTGTGCTTGATTGGCAAATAAGTTAAATTCTTGAGGTGTTATATATCCTCTTTGTTCTTTGTTAGCCAAAGCCAATACTGTTTGATATACCGTGTCTATATTTACCATATTTTTTTATTGTAGTTTGCGATCGCCCCGTAGAGCGACCGCTCCTACAGTTTGATTATTTTAATTGTTTTTCTATGTTTGCATAGATTTCCATACCTTCATCAGTTTTAAACCAAGCGGCTAAAGCCGAGTATGGATGCTCGTCAAAAGGAACATTCATTAGTTTTCTATCATTAGAGCCCCACGAAAAAGTTCTTTGATCTGAGGATAATTTTAACAATCCCATTTCTGTTGCTTTAATACCAAAGTTTCTAAGTTGAACATTATCGTCATTTACTAAATCTAAGAACAACTGTGGGTTTTTCTTAGCGTATAACAATAAATCACGTTTAAGCTCTTTAGAACTCATCCCTGACACTTTAGAACCTACCTCTACACGCATAACAGCTTCAGCCATATCTATGTCTAGGTTTTTAGCTGCGTTTAAAGCTTCAATTTCCATTTCTAACGTATCTATTTCACTTGCAGCCGTTTTAGCTGGTTCAAATTCGCGATATAACTTATTTTTATGAGGATGGTATAAAGAAAGAAATTTTTGTAAAACAGTTTTTTCTTTTGGAACATTTAAAACTCCTGCTCTAAAAGTTATATGCTCTAGTCTTTGATCGCCTTTCATTTCATCAACAAAACACGTTCTTTGGTTTGAACAATATTTTAATTCTCTTTCGTAGCCCTTTTCTTCATCAAACCAATACACATTAGCTGATTTAATAGTATAAGACAAAGGTTTACCTTGTCCTTGTAATAAGTATGTTCTAGCTTTAACATCCCAACCGTCAATATTTTTGCTAGTTGGTTCTTTTCTTTTTGGTTTTGGTTGCTCTACAACCGGTGCAGTTTCAACAACCGCTTCTTCTTGTAATTGAGGTTCTTCTACCTCAACTTTTTTTGTTTTTTTTGCCATAATATAATATATAATAAAATTAATAAAAAATAAAAGGAGGGCAGAGAGCGTTTACATGCATGCCGCCCTCCTTTTTAATAATAAGTTGCTTACTTCATTAACATGAAATTGTTAGCACCTTGTACAACTAAACATCTCTCAGATAAATAGTGAACTTGCATTGCATCTAGATCAGATGTAACAGCTCCAACTGAACCAGTAACCCAAGTTTTCATTTTTCTAGATTCTGTTTGAGAAGCTCTATACCTAACATGTAAGAATGGTCTCTTTAAGTTTTTACCTAAAGATTGATCATATACAGTAGATGTTCCAGCAGGAATAATAACCCCTCTAACTGGAGCTACAGCATCTCTTGAGTTAATACCACCTCTTGTAGCCTTATCATTTAAGTATCTAAAGTCAGATTTATAGAAGTCATAAGAACCTCTTCTGAAACCAGAAAAACCTAAATTAAGTGCCATATCCTCAGAGTTGTTAAATACTCCATAAGAAGTACCACCAGCACCGTAAGAATTCATTGAAGCTAACATGTCATCCATAGCTAAGCTAGTAGATCTGTTAACAAACATCATGTTTTCTTCAATAGCACCTTGAGAATCAAACTCAGCTAAGATAGCATCAAATTCAGCTAAATCAGTAGCAGCGTTAACACCAGTTACACCAGTAGTAATATTACCTCTAGTTTCAATAGCAGCAAATAAACCTTCACTACCAAACTCATTAGTAGCACCGTTAATTGAACCATCTGCAGTAGAAGCAGAAGCTACACCTTTAACAGCTTCTAACATAGTCATTTCTAAGTAATCAGTAAAACGAGCTCTAGTGTCTCCTTCAGCTTTTAAGTACCAAAGATATCCACTTTGTCCAGCTTCACCAGTGATTTCAACCCAACCAATTTGAGAAGCATCAGATCCAGAGATCTCATAGTAATCTTTCATTATGATTGGTTTGTTAGTAAATGAAGTATGAGTAGGTCTAACGTTACCATATCCATCAGTTGATGAAGCAGTACCACCTTGACCATTTTTACCTTTACCAAACTCAGAACCTATAACTAATAAAGTTCCTGCGTTAGATCCACCACCATCAGAAAAAGCAGAAGCAGCATCAGCTGTAGCTCTTTCGTAAGGTAAACACGTAACGTTGTTGTTAGATACGGCAGATACGAAACATTTGATCGCACCTTCTGCAGTCGCTACAATTACCATGTCATTAATTCTAACACCATGCTCATCAGTACCTACTGAATTACCATCAATATCGTTAGTAATAGCAAATACATTTGAGTTTTCATCGTGAGTACCTGTGTAAGATAAATGTAATCTACCTTGTTCTGACCAAATAACTTGGTCTGAGGACATTGCCTCTTCTGCACCAACTTGAGCTAAGAAACCTGAAATAGTTCTGTTACCGAACACTTCAGCTTCTTTTTCCATTAAGTCTGGTACGTATTGTTGACCCCAGTCGTTTCCGTCTGCGGTAAAATCTATATAGTTTGAAGATAGTGTTGCTTTTTTAGAAGCTGGTACACTATTTAAACTACCTGAGACCCCGGAATGCCCAGGGCCTGGATTTGAAATTGCCATAATTTTGTTTTTTTAAATTTGTTATTTATTTTTAATTTTAAACTTAAAATCATTAGAAGTGTCACCTAATACTTTTACTTTTATCCCACCAGCTTCAACAACGCCGTGTTCTTGCCTTGGATCCATATTTACATTCTTGGCTTTAGCAACGCTTTGTTTTAAAGCATCAGACTTGCCTTGCTCATAAAAATGTTTTGCAACAGCATCAGGATTCATAGCGGTAAACAAAGACTTGTGGTAACCTTTAGCATCTGACATTTCATTATTTTCGTTCAAAAACTTTTTGACAAAATTATTAATATCGCTTTGAGTTTCTTTTACTTTGTTAGCGTTTTTAACATTGAACCTGTAGCTTTTATCACCAACGTTAAAATCAAAACCTTTAAAGTTTGAATTAAAAACATTGTTTGTTTTCATTTTAAAAGCATTAGTTTGTTTTTCTATAACCGCCTCGTTTTCTTTTGACTCCTTGTTATATCTATTAAAAAAATCTATAGCTTTTTGTTGTTCTTTGGTCAACTTTGACCCAGCTTTAATTTCTTCATAGTATTTGGACTTTTGCCTGTCCAGATGGGCTTTAGCGTCGGCAACTTGCTCTTTTAACGCTATTTTCTTTTTCTTAATATCTCTTTCTTCATCAACTTCTTCATCAAATGAAAACCTATCTTCGATTAAAAATTCTACTTCGTCTGATGTTAAGTGAGATTTTGTTTGCTTATAATACTCTCTAAGCACTGTCATGTCGTCGTAATTTGTGAAATCTTGATTAAGACGCACGTAATCTTCTAGTGTACCTCCGGTTTCTTCCATAAAGTCCATTAACTTTTGAACATTTTCAGGTAGAGCTTTTCCAGTTTCTTTAGCTTCAGCTACAGCTTCTTCAACTTCTTCAACTAATTCTTCTACTTTTTCTTCTTCAGTAATTTCTTCTAGTACTGGACTTTCTTCTTGTGTTTGTTCTTCCGGTTGTACTTCTTCTTGTTTTTTTGTGGCATCGGCATTTTCATCGACTCCAGCCACTCCCTCGTCGACAGGGTTGTCTTCTTTAACTTCATCTTCTTTTGGTTTGCTTAAATCAACAACATAATTGCCGTCTTCATTAATATTTGGTTTTTTAGTTTCTTCAACTGTATCTACAGTTTCAGGTGTAGTTTCTTCAACTACGTTTTCTACGTTTTCTTCCATAATATAATATAATAATAATTAATAATTTTTAACTAGGCTCAAAAGAACCTAAATCAAACCCGCCGCCTAATATATCATTACCTGCGGATTCAAAGTTTTTAGGTGGTTTTTCACCTTTTCTTTGGTCTATAAGAGCACTTTGCTGTGAAGCTTGTATTCTTGTTCTTTCATCTTTACGATCTTCTTTTTCTGTTTCTTTTTTGCTTGTGGTTTCGTTATCTAGTTTTCTTAACTGCATGTTGTACTCAAACTCTTGTTGCATTAGCTCTTTTTTCATAGCACCTTCTGCTTGCATTTTTTGCAACTCTAACTGCGCTTCAATTTGTACTAACGAAGTTTTTTGTTGTGTTATAGCCATGTTTTTTTGTACTTCAGCTTGTGCAGCTACTTGTTGAGCTTGTGCATTTGCATCTGCTTGAGCTTTTATGTTTGCTTGATTAATTTGAAAATCTTTTTCTTCTTTTTGAGATCTACGTAGTTTTAAAAGTTGGTTTGCTAACTTTAAGTTTTTAATTTCTCTAATATCAATAGCGTCTTCAAGCATTATTGTTTGTTGAGCTAAAGCAACTTGTATATTGTTTTCAAGCAAAGCTTTTTCTTCTTCATCAGGCGCTAACTCTATAAATATACCAAAATCATATAAATGCATGTTTCGCAGTTCTTCAAGTGTAGCAACGTTGTGAACGCCTATTTGTTGAATAAACGCATCAGCTGTTGGTGAGTATTCTAATATATCAGATATTCTAAGTGATAAACACTCCGCTATTTGAGAAGTTAAAAATAAACCAGACTGTAGTATGTGCCTTGTCGCCGTGTTACTATTTGCGGCAGCTAGCTTTTGTACACCTACTAAAGCGTTTTTATCTGGCGTACTACCGTCTCTAGCCTCGTTAAGTCCGGTAGTATCTCTTATCATTTGTAAATAGTAATTATAATTACCTATAAGTGATTGTAGTTTTTGACCACCAGAGCCTGATTGTATTTCTTGAATAGGAACTTTACCTGGGTTCATATCGCCTTCACTTGTAAATGATCTACCAATTACCGAACCTGTTTGGAAGAACATGTTTAAAGCCTCTTGAGGATTATAATTAGTTCCATTGCCTAAGTCTATTTCAGCTAACCCATCAGCATCTAAATAAACACCGTCTGGCACCATACGCGATAACACTTGTTGTAACTTTAAATGCGTAAGCTGTATCATATCAGCAAAACCAGTTACACGTCTTACTAAACTTTCTATTTTACCTTTGTACATACGCGGAGCAACAATAGCATAGTTCATTTTAACTTTAGTAAAATCACTCTTAGGCCTCATCATGTTTTTAGCCATTTCCCACTTAAGCAATTTATTTGTACCTACTATTAAAGCACCTTCATACAAACACTCTATTGATCTTGATATTTTTGCAAAACTTCCCTCTTTGTTTTCAGGAGGATTAAACGTATCGTCTTTTTCAACTAACTTTTCAGCACCGCTACCAGTTTCTTTTACTTTGTATACTTCGTTCATATACGTTTTATAATTAAAATATAAAACTTGAACTTTATTGTTATCTAATTCTTTATAACTTGTTGAGCCCTGATTATAATTTGTTTGAAGATAATTTTTATTTTTCATTATATCTTCTAAATCTTCCGCTTCTAAATGTGGAAATTGTTTTGCTAGCTCGTTAACAGGTATACTTTTTATTTCACCCACATAATATAAGTCGTCAAAATAAGGCGACTCAGTATATGAATAAACTAAATCAGCTGGATCAACATAATTAATTGTAACTCCTTCTGAAGTATTAAAGTCTGTTTTTACAGCACCAATACCTAACACTGTTAAATCATAATAAAATCTTTTCTTTGTAAGCTCGTACTTGTTACCTTCCATTAAAACAGACAATGCTTGTTCTTGTGCGATTTCAACAGCTTGTTTATATGTTAACTGCATGTGTAAAGCTAGTTCTTCTTCACTAGATGGTAAAGTTTCTTGGTCTGAATTACTAATATCTATATTAAACTCCGCTTGAACAAAATCATTATATGATTTCATTTGTATATCCTCTAACAAAGCATTCATGTACTCTGTTCTTTGCGTCACACCGTATGGATCTTGTGAATATGCTTTTATATCGTAAGTTCTATCAGACAAACCATTGACTACAATATCAACAAACTTAGGTATAATAGGTACTGGCGTCCAGTCTAAATTTAAATAAGATAAATCACCGTTTATAGATAACTCATCTTTATATTTTTGTATTGATTGCTCTCCTCTTGCATATAATCTTAGCTTGTGATAATCGTTTTTATTTGTTGCAAATCTAGCGTGGTTATGCTCGTTGTGAAACCACTCTGTTTCTATTGCTTTTGCAACTTTTAAACCATAATCATAACTTAGCTTTTCAGCATCACTAACAACTTGACTAGGAAAATAACTTTTTATAACAGACTCTGCCATATTTATTTTTTAATTAATTTAGATGTACTACCTTTGTTTGTATACTTAGCAATACTTATGTTTAGTTTAGGTTTTTCTATTTTAGCATTTGGTGCGTATAAATGTCTATTGTTAGCCATAATAGCCAAACCAGAACTTATAGAAGCATCATGCTTTGTTCTTTTGTTTATATCAAATTTTGCCCAATCGTTTAATAACTCGTTAAAATAACAACTACCAAATCTGCCTTCATTGTTTATACCTACATGATCTTGTATATACATTTCAATCGCAGCGGCGTGAGCTTGTTTTATATCTTCACTTGAGTTTGGTATACCGCCAACCTCTTTTTCAGCAACAGATAATTTGTTCCATATTTTGTCAGGTCTATTCATGCTAAAACCTCTGTAACCACGTCTTCGTAAATAGTATAACAAACGAGGTTTATTGTTCTCTGCAAGTAAAGGCATACTGTAAAATACTAATGCCATTAAAACGTCTTCAAAAAACATTTCTGCAGTTTGTGGTCTTGACAAATACTCAAGAAAAAATTGATTTGCCGGAGCGTCTTCCATGCTAAATTTAGTTAAACCGTGCAGCGCTCCTTTAGAACCAGCACCATCAACAGTACCTGATATATCGTAACTATCACAACCAAAAGCACCCATGTGTTCGTTGCCTGGATATTTAATACCGTTTTTTATTACCACTCTATTTTGCAGATGTTGTGGCGGTGTCCAGCTTATTTTAAATCTACCTTTTGGATCTGGGTAAAATATTACTTTAGAATCTTTAACGCCATTAACCCACTGAAAATTACCTCTTGTAATGCCTAATGTTCTAGACATTTCTTCATTGTAGTCTATTTGCTCGTATATTTTTACTAAATTAAATATACTATTTTTTGTTTCATCTCTAAAAGCGTGCTCTGTAGTTCTTGGGAATTGCCTATAAAATTCGTTTAACGCGTCTTGATCGTTTCTTAAACCGTCAGCCTCGTTCTGCCAACTGTCAATTACACCTATATCTATTAACTCTCCATGGGGATCAAAGACTTCATCACTCGGAGTATTGAAGACTGGGCTTCCGTGCTCATCAATAAATCCTTCGTAGTTCCACTCCATTGGGATAAAAAGAGA